TTTTCTGATTATTATTAATGTTGAAATATTCAATATCTAATTGAGAACGTTGATCACGGGATTTATTTTTCAGAGTTATATTTTTATTCCTGTCAGGTACAAGATCAAACCGGATCCCAATCCACTGATTAAGCATACTCTGGTTGATCACATTGAAAATATCCCGTCCATCCATATATCTATTCCTAATTTCAGAAAGCATACGGCTTACAGCGTTTAATGAATTCCACGGTTTCATTCTACCATTGTTTTCTGCTTCCTCTTGCTTATATGCTACCCAAATGGGCCACACTTCTAAAAACTCAGTATGATCTTTCAATTCGTCTGGAATTTCACATTTTTCCAGTATTTCTTCTGTTGAAGGTGGTGTGACTTTCATAGATGCCTATAGTTAAATTTTTATAGTTAATATAGTTTATATATACTTTTATATATACTATATAGTTATAGGGCTAAGCCTTTACATTAAGCTCTGCTTTACGAGAATCTTTTAGGTCCCGTATTTGTTTATTGTTTTTCACAGTATCAGATTGCATGTGCCAGTATTCTGCTAACTGATCTACCGAAAGACATTGGCCCATTTCAATTTTAGCTAGACTAAATGCTGTTTTGGAGGGAGGTGTGGGTTTGGTTCGTTTAAGATCTTCGGCATCTGTATATTTTCTATCCATACTACTTTCTGCATCATCATCTTCCTCAGGCCCTGCACTTAAACCAAACATTGCTTGTAATATTTGCCGTTTAGCATATGTTAAAGCACTTCCAACACCTTGTGGGGTTTGTTTATCAAGTATCAATTTATAATAACTCTGGATATAATGTCCAGATTTTTTGTGGAGTAAAATTGTAATCAATCCTTCTCCTGTTGGAAATTGCATTATTCCAAGATTATATTCTTTGCAAGCTTTATCAATCTTGTTAATAAGTGAATCCAACATTATATAGTCATTCCCAAAATGGGGATTTTTTCCTGCAGCCACTACATGTGAACCAAGTTTTTTCTTTACATCAAACCAAGCTTCAAATAGTTCTTTTGCTGTTCCGATTATACGGAAATTTAGCGTTGTCTCATCCATATCTCTCCTAGTACCATTTAATATTGAGGGTTTGGATACCATTATAATATCCGGTTAATCGTTTCTTCTCAGTTTCAGAAGCATCACGATATTCTTTATACCGTGCCAGAAAATGCCTGGTATCATCACGGCCACGATCAAGACTTTCTTGGTCTAATCTATAAGTCTGAACATTCCAAGGTCTTGATTTTTCACAAACCACAAAAAGGAAATCATAATCGTTCCCAGTTATGGCTTTTAATCCATCCAAATACCAACTAGCTTGGATGTCATAGCGGAATTTTTTAATTGCACTACTAAAAGCAAATGGGTGTGCACTTAACATAAATTTTAAATCAATACAAAGTAATTTATCCTCCAATAGTTTATCTGCTCTGAAACAACCATTTACTTCAGGGATAATTGGATGTTTAAAAAATCCAGATATTTCATTTTCACCTAAATTTTTAACAAACAAATCGGACACAATCTCATCATCATGGATATTTTCTCGCCATTTTAGTATTTGTGTCCACTCATCTTGGTTTATTAAAATTTTATCTTCTTTTTTAGCTTGTTCCTCAGCAAGGAATTTCTGTTCTTTTCCGGCCTTAGTCCGAGCATCAACTTTAGGCATAACTAAATACCGATTACTAAATTGATCAAATTCAAGCAAGGTTGTATGACCTGCACTACCTAATCTTAATCCGTCAGTATTTTCTTGTTGATTCCTAGTTTTCCAATGATTAATAGACTGTCCAAATAGTTTTATTTCAGACGCATGAAAATAACCAGGTTCATTTATATAATCTTCAAAAGGCATATTCTGAACAAGATTATCTAACAACTCATTATTTTTCATATTCTCTCCATATTATACCCACTCCAGTTTCCCAGAGTGGGCTAATTTTAAAAAGGATAATCCTGATCTTCATCAGAAGTACCCTGTTCACTTTTAGAAAGCCCTATCTTCCAACATTGTAATGAAACAACATATCCAGAGCCATTATCATTTTCCCACTTTCTGCCCTTTAGGTTGATACTACAATCAACTTGATCACCTACTTTATATTGATCTAAAAGGTCAGTTTTTTGATTAATAAACTCGAGCTTTAAGTGCTCGGGCCATTGGGGATTGGGGGCATGTTCCAGAACAAATTCTCTTTTTTTGAATTTTTCTGAATATTCATGTACATCAAAGATCTCCTCAATTACACCGGAGACCTGAATTGAATCACTCATTATAAACTCCTACCATCAATGGTTGAAGGACATCCATGTCCAATAGAGACCAATTTTCCAAATTGGCTATTACGAATAGTTCACGGGATTGTGGCTATCCATAATTTCTTGGTCAACAACCCCAATCAATCTATCGGCTGTGGTTCTGACCTTGTTATTTAATTCTTCATTTAGTATTTGACTTACGGTTGAAGCACTGGTTCCAGAAGCTGTGGCTACCATATTAATAGTAATGCCTCGTTTCCGTAATTTGCTCCGATATGATTCCATAATTTTTCCTTGTGATTTAGGTTATTTTTGATTCATTATATACCATAAATTTTAAAAAATATACCTAAATTTTAAAAAAAAATAAAAAAAGTACAATTTATTTTAAAAAAAAAGATTAATAAAATCAATTATTTTATAATAAAAATGAATTATTTTAAAAATAATTAAAAAAAAGTGTTTACTTTTGTATATTTTCCATAGTATAATGTAATCTCATTAAACATTAACCCCAAACGGAGAGGTGAATATGAAAACTTGGTATATTAATTTATATAGACTTAAAAGGGAAAAGCAACGTGGCCGAAGATCAACAATACATAAGGTCCATTGTGTTACAGTTCGGTCAGATTGGAATACGTTTGACTGGGAATATTTAGATTTTACTTTTCCAAATACTTTTATGATGAATCCAGATCGACATTTAGAACGGTATAAATTAAGTGAGTTTGTAAGGTTTTATTTAGACTCACCTAATTTCTTTAAACGTATGGAAACTTATGCTAACAAAAAGTCATCTCATTATAATTTACCATTTTTAGAGGGGTATCATATTCCAAAAAATACATTCACCAAATGAATCAAGCCCCAACTTCAAGCCCTCTTGCTGAGAGGGTTTGGGGATAAGGGAATGGTTCTCTTATCATTTATAGTTAACCAATGTTCAAAGAGGATATTATGGGAACATTAATCGTAGAGAAAAAAACAACAATGTCACAGTTGAGTAAAATGCCTAAGCCAATTCCGGCAACTAAGTGGCATAAGCCAATACCTCACTTCACTGCAATCACAGCAGTACTTGATGAACTTAAATCAAGAAAGCTAACAGTCAGTGAACTCGAGGTGGGGACATCACATAAAGATTTGAGATGTTTCTGGTTAGCAAAATTAGCAAGTGAAGGTGACCTTGCTCATTTTATAGGGGGCAGAAATGCTCACGATAGGTCAGTATCATATGCACTGTATGGTGGTGCTGATATATTCATTTGTAGCAATCTCATGGTCTCTGCTAAATTTTCGGATGCTAGAAAACATACAAATGGAATCACAGAGGACCTAGCCGAACTGGTCAATAAATCTCTTGATAGAGTTTTAAGAGAAAATGTAGTTAACCGGGAACGAATTAACTATTATAAAAAACAAGCACTGGGTAACAAGGATGCTTATTTCTTCATGGTGGATGCTATGAAGAGAGATATCCTTGGTCCATCCAAAATTAAGTATTTAGTTGAACAATGGGAAAAGCCACTTCATGAAGAATTTGCTTCAAAGAATGCTTGGAGTCTCCACAATTGTTTCACTGAGATATTTAAGGACTTAACTTCTGCTGATTTGGTATATCACCGGAACACAGTTCTTAATGAAATGATGGATGATTTCACTGGGTTCGATAAGCCAATCATCGACATCACTCCTGCTAAGAAAGAGGAGAAAGTTGTTGAGATTAAATCAGTCAA